AAGCTCTTTTTTCTCCAGCGCATCGCCCATGTTTTGGATCGTGCGCACGCTTACGCCGATCGTTTCGGAAAAATAAGAGTTTGGGGCGATGCACCAAAATTCGTTTCGGGCTTGCATGGATAGGCCGCGAACCATGTATAAGTACAGGAATTCGACCGCCGTAACATCGAATTTCTTGCAAAGGTCAAAGAAGACTATTCCGTAAATCATAGGATAAAATTAAAAAACCCCGCAAAAAGACCGGTGGAAGCGGCGCTTGATGCAGGGTTTTACGGTGTCGATACCGATATTTTAGAATCAAATTTGAGCTTCCACCTTCAAACCGATTACGAAGCAAATGTAGCAAAAATTATCGAAAAAGCAAAGGTTTCCGCCTGTTTATTTTGCGGTAAACTCATCCCTACCGATAACCGTTCCCGCTCCGCCGATGTAAACGACAATCCCGTAAAGAACGCCTTTGCACCCGCAGCCGGGGACGGAAACAAGGGCAACATCTTGAGGCTTTATCGGCTTGCGCATCATCACGTTCGCACCTTCAAAGTGCAGTTCTACGCTGTCTATCCGTGCCGTTCCGACGTTGGTCACGGTAGCCCTAGCTTTGCCGCCTTCGCAGGTAGCTTCGATCACTTGGACAGGTATCGTTTGGGCGGTGGTTGCCGCATAGCAAGCCGCGAAGGCCGCTGTAAAGAGTAGTTTTTTCATGGTTTTATTGGTTTTGATTTGAAAAAACCCGCGCTACTAGATTAACCCATGCCGCTTTGCCGCCTTTTATCCCAACAATCAACGGGGCGGCATGGCACGTTCGCGCGGGCCTATGCTAGAGATGCTTTTCCCAAAACTGGAGCATCTTTCTTATTGAAACCTCGGGCACCGCGTGCTTGCATTTTTCGGCGCATATCGCCGGGTCTTTTGCCCAAGGCGTTTTAGGTTCTTGGTATTCGACATCGTATCCGTAGCTATGCGCCATCTGTTTATATGCGATGGTGCTCCAGTCGCTTAGGTTCGTGTTGTCGATAATCACAGGGCTTATCTGATGCTTGCAAGCCGCTTCCGCTGCCCGCTGGCAGGCCGCGTGCGTTTCGGGAAGCCTATCTGGGTCATATTTGTATTCCCCGTCCTTCCCGATCATGTAGAAGTCGCTGGAGCAAATCACGCCCGTATCTCCTACCAGTTCTTTCGCCAGCGTGCTTTTCCCGCTCCCGGGAAGGCCGCGCATTATTATCATCAGCTTTTTATTCATCTTGTTTCGGGCTTAAAAGGTGCTTGAACAACTTTTTCGAGTGCCGGCTATGCCACTGGCTACGGTTTAGGGCTACGTACAATGATGCGTATCGGGTCTGGGTATCATAACCTAATTCTCTTGCCACCGCCCAAAGCGTTTTTCCTGATGCCCGAAAAGCCGATTGCGCCGCTTCTCGTTCCTCGTGTGTGATACGTTCTTGATTCGCAGGAAACGACATGGACAGCGCTTCCAGCGCTTCGTCGTCTAGGCTTTCTATGCGTCGCCTAGGCAAGCCCGAAAGCCTGACCAGCGCCGAAATCGAACCGTGGCGCTCAATCGCGGCCACGGTTGCTGGTGATTTTTCTTGCTTTTGCTTCATGGTTAGGATAAGATTTGGATTTGCAGCGCGTCATCGTCAGTTACGCGCTCGGCAAATATTTGCAGGTCATTTGCCGTGGCCCAAGCGAATACCTCCGCGCGGGAAGCCTTGTCTAGGTGCGAAACCTCTAAGGCTACGCACTTGACAGAGCCTACAACTTGCAAGCTGCATTTTAGGGCGATTATAGTTTTGGCCGCTTCGTTGGCTGATTCGATTGATAGCGTAGTTCCGCGAGCGTCCGTGAAAACAAGCTCGCCTTCTTCGCTGATAGAAAGGCTTCCTCTATTTTTGCGGCCCTTGCTTTTTCCACGGCGGCTTCCGCATCTTCTACCTGTTTTTTGGATGCTATCCAAGCATCGTAGTCGGCTTTTGCCTTGGCGTTCAAAGCGATTTTGATGTTTGTGTTTGCCGCCTCGGATATGGCCTTGCTTGCGGATTCTAATTTAGTGGCCAAGTCTTCGTGGTTCGCTTCGATGTGCGCTTTCCCGTCCGCAATCCTTTTTAGGAGCACCCCGTTTTCTTTTTTCACGTCTTGCACCCTTTCCTCTAGCGCTGCAATTTCTGCTTTCATTGCATCAATTCGTTGCACCATGTCGCTGCCCGCTTTTTTGTTGCTTTCGAGTGTTTGCTCCAAAGAAGCAAGCGCACTGCTTTCTTTTTCTTGCTTCGCTTGCTGTGCCACGATCGCATCGTGCGCCGCCTGTAATTCCGTTACCGATACGGGGATTGCGGGAATCGTGCTATTGTAGCCTTCCGCGCGTTTTTTGGCCGTATCCGCTTCGCGTTTTACCAACGTTCGGTTATCTTCAGCTACCTTGATCATCTTGTCATGTTTTTCCAAGTCGATGCCGCTGATGCGGGCAATGAAGGCTTTGCGGTCTGATGGTGTCGTGCTGATGAACTCTTTGTTTAAATCAACCCTTTGGCCGCAAAGTTCCGCGAGCAGCTTTTGAGCGGGCTTTGATTTTTGTTTGCCGTCCGGGTATGTGATCACCACGACAGGCTCGGGTTCGTTTTCCCATTTAGACCACTCTATTCTCGTGCCGTCTTCAAGAAAGAATGATGCTACGCCTCGGGCTTCGCCGTTCGCCACGATGTCGGCTGGCATGGAGCCGGGTTTTCCGTAGGGTGTGCAGATGCGCTCGAATGCTTTGACGAAAGTGGTTTTGCCTTGGGCGTTGGGTCCTGTTACAAGGACGTGGTTGCCTTTGATTTCAATTTCCTGCGAAGGCATAAGGCCGATGTTTTCTAGCCTGATTTTGGAGATTTTCATAATGTTGTTTGTTTTGGAGGTTTGTATTTGATTGCCGCTACTTTAACGACAATGCAAAAATATGCAAAAGAAAAGTTTAAAACAATATTTCACACAAATATATTTTTAGGCGCAAAAAAAGCCCGCTGCCTGTATAGGAGCGGGCTAGGTTTATATCTTTTGTATCGCATCAAGAAAGGCGGCTTCTGATCCTGCATAGTCGGTGATTATCTTTCTGCATCGGCGAAGGTTATCTATGTGCGTTTCACCGCATCCGTACTTTAAGGCGATTTCTTTCTTGGACATTCCGTCCGGGTTATCTCTTGATTTCGCCAAAAGGCCAGGATCGGCCAAGGCGACGCGCCACATCCTGATCCATTCGAGCCTTATGCCTTGCCCGTTCAATCCAAGCACCCGTAACGCTTCTTCTTCTTCGCTTGCGGGTGCTTGCTCGACAATAACGGGCACTGGAGCGGGTGCTTGCTGTATCGCCACGGGTGCTTGCGGTTCTTGTTGCGGGCGCGCGGGCGGTTCGCTTTCCTGTACAGCAACCGTTTCCTTGGCCGCATCCAAGCGCGCGGGCGGTTCGCCGTTCCCGCGCCTTAAATAGATTGTGCGCCTGTTTTCTATTGCCCGCGCACCCGCTTGTGTGCCCGCTTGCGCACCCGCCGACAAAGCAAGCAGCTGCTTGTCTATCTCTTTCGCGTTGCCCGCGCGCTCTTTCATTTCATATACAAGCAGCGAATATGCCACCGATTCGTATTGCCCGAACGTAAGCGCGCAAGCGATCGCCTGTGCCGCAAGTCCTACGAATGTCCAGCAGCTTACCGCTATTTCCATTGCCGCCCGCGCGCTTTCCGAAAGTTGCTCGTGCTTCGCCGATTGTTGCCCGTGCGCCCGTTTTTCCGCTTCGAGCGCGTCGTTGTGCGCCCGCTCGGCGATTGATTCTTTTGCCGCGATTGCTGCCCGAACGGCCTCTATTTTCGCCGTGGCTTCGCTTTTCGCCTTCGCGGCAGCTTGGTTTTTGGCGTAATCCGCCCAGTTCTTTTCGCCATTTCTAGCCCATCCCGCCGTCGCGGCTTCCGTCTTTTCCGCTGCCGCCCGTGCGCTTTTCAGCTCCGCAAGCACGTCGGCATAAGCGCCCGCAAGCGCCCGCTTTTCGTCGTTAAGTGCCCGCAAGCGCTTGTCCACTATACCTGCAAGCGCTTCGGGCTTGTGCTTTTCGTCTATATAAGCGCCCGCTCCGGCCTGCCCGCCCGCATCTGAAAGCCGATAAGATGCGAAGGTGAGCGATACGCATATAGCTGCGAATATCGTCGCCGCGAGCAGTGATCGGCGCTTATAAGATTTCACGTCCAGTCCTTGAAAACTGGATTCAGACGTTTCAAGTTTCCTGAAAGCGATCGCCGAAACGATCGCAAGAACAAACGCCATCCAAGCTAAGGGATCAATGAAGCATACTGCAGTCTTGGCCGCATCTATCGCTGGCACCGGAGCGGACACAAAAAGAACCTCGACACCTTTCATGTTTGACCAGATGGATGCCGCAAAACAGGCGGCTATGATTGGGAAACATATCGCCGTGGCGGCTTTTGAGTAGATGCTGCCCGAAAAATTGACGGGGAGCATTAAAAATAGTATCTTGCGCATAATAAAAAGTAAATAAAGCTTCTAAATGTAACCGTTAAAGCCGCCCCGTTTCGGGAGCGGCTTTTTTTATTGCCCCAGAAGGCGGTCGATTTCGCTTTGCGCGACTCTGGTCAATCCCAGCGGCCTGACCGTTTTAATGTGGCCCTCGCGGATGTGTTTCTGTACCGTAGCTATGCCTATATTTAGCTTCGCAGCTACTTGCTGCGTGGTGTAGTACGTTTCATTTTCTTTCTCTTTCATTGTTTTAGTGTTTGGTTTAATGCAAACATAAGCAAAACACGCTATATATAAGCAAAACACACCGAAAAATATATTTAAGCAAAATATTGTTTTAAACTTTTCTTTTGCATATTTTTGTATTGTTCAAATAAACGTAACCAAAACAACTATCAAAATGAACGGAACCAAACTAGCGGAAATCATCGAGGCCGAGGCATCTGATCCGCGCTACAACACAATCGGGCATGATATAGATGGCTATGCAGCCGAACTTGTCGGCAATGCAATCAATATCCCTGCAATCGCGGACGGAATTGTTTTTACGTCGGATGGATACATCATAGAAGGTGCGGACGCGGAAGAGCAAGCTGCCGCCATACTGGCCGAAAACGGTTATTCGCACCTGGAGCCGGGGGCGGCAGAGGTTTGGATAAACGAAGCCGTTTGGCGCTGGATGCAAGAGCGCCCCGTTTTTTTCTCGTAACCAAAACCGTCAAAACAAACAACTATCAAAATGAATCAAGAACCTATAATGCCCAAAGACATTTTCTTCTTTGACACCGAAACCACAGGAATCGGGAAAGAAGCCCGCATCGTCCAAATCGCGTGGATTAAAAAAGGCATCACCAAATGCAGCCTGATCAAGCCCGAAGGCGTTTGGGAGATGCACCCGAAGGCGTTTGAAGCGCATGGCATCACAAAAGAAAAAGCCGAAGCCGAAGGCCGTCCGCTGCTTGAGGTGATGCTGGAAGTAAAGAAAGCAATCGACGAATCAAAGATGATCGTCGGGCATAACATCAGCTTCGACATCGATCAGTTGGGGCAGGAATTTACCCGCTGCGGATTGCCTGTACAGTTCCCAAACACCGCTTGCACCATGAAAGGATCCATGTACCATGTCAATTTGCCGGGGCAATATGGGAAGCCGAAATGGCCTACCCTCCAAGAGCTGCACCGACACTTGTTCCATGACGATTTTGGCGGCGCGCACGATGCGAAGGCTGACATCGAGGCAACGATGAGATGCTATTATGAACTTCGCCGCCGCGAAGTCATGCAATAATTTCCTATTACCATTTACCTATCTCTATTATGAAAAATGAATCATTGGCGGTCGCGTCGCCAAAAACATCCGCGATACCGGCGATATTGCTGGAAACCGAAAAGAAAGGCGTTGTGGTTTCGTCTTCGCCTTACGATATCAGAACCAATATGCAGGGAGCGCAGCCGTCGTTTCGTCTTGGCCCCGGCATAACAGATTACAATAAGATACCTACGCCGCTTGTTTTCCATGCGTGCGGTTTTCGCACGATCCCGAAAATTCGCTTATCCGAAACATACGACGCGCCTTGCGACTTCTCGCAATTTATAGGGATAGCGACCGTTAAAGGGCACACCGTATATGCTTGCCTTACCCTTTCCGCGACATCTAGCGCCGCAGCCGAAAGAGCTATGCAGATCGTACTGCTTGAGGGCGGTATATTGGCCAACACCTTGAGCATATCTATCCGAAATGAAAAGTCTAAGAAAGGGCAAGCGTTCGGAATCGTAGAGTTTGCATTACGAAAAGCCACCAGCGACGAACTGGGCTTGATGGACAATCTGTTTACGATAAACCCGAACGCACACGAAGGCTTTTTACCGCTCCGCAACATCGACGAGGTTATCGACGAAACAACAGGGGAGGTAAAATAATGACAGTGCTAGAGCAACTAAAAGCCCTGCGCGCCCAAGCAAAAGAAACCGCCACGGAATTTGTGGCGGTTTCCAAGCCGGCAAACGACGATAGGACGGGCTACTTTTCAAACCGCGAATACATTTCCCGCTCCGACTTGTTGCGGTGTGAAGGAAACCATACAGATCCGCCTAAGTCGGTGTTTCGGATGGGTTCAATGTTCGATATGTTCTTTACCGAGCCGCAACTGTTCGATGCGGCGCAGGTTTCTGACTGGGAAATGCTCCAGTTGTTGCGGGCTAAGCAAGCCGCCCGCGAAATAGGGCTGATGCCCGATGCGTATTGGAAGTGGCACGATGCGGTTATTTCGATTGTTGCAGGGAAACCGCCCGAGCCGCCAGCCTTTATGAAAATGCAGAGAGAGATTTATCGAAACAAGCTGGAAATTTCTGAAGGCGTAACGATAAAGGCGAAATGCAAGCTCGATTATTGGTTTCCAGATGCAAAAACCATAATCGACTTGAAAAGCACCACGAAATACGACCGTGGCGCGTTCGAAGGCGACATTAAAAACCACGACCTCGCCCTGCAAGCTGCATATTATTCGGACGTTGCCCGCGCGGAATCGTTTACACTGCTGGTCGTGTCTTACGCAAACCCGCAGGTTCTACAAAAAGCGCTGATCGGCGACATCGCCGCAAACAGGTTGCTTTCCAAGCCGCCGTATGCTTGGTGTTACGAGTTTTCTGCCGACGAATTGGCGGCAGGAAGGGAAAAATACCGAAGGCTCGCACTGGAGGGAATCAAAAAAGGAATCATCCAAAACCAAAACAAGCTATGAAAACAGAAAAAGATCCCGAAGCGCCTGCGGAATATTCGCCGCGCATCACCCAAGCCGCGCTTGTTGCGGCAAACGAATGGAAAGCGCTGGAAAAAGCCATGCAAGAGCCTCCTAAAACCGCCTGTGCGTTGGCGCTCGAACTGTTTTTGAAAAAGCTGCGATGATGCGCTGGATAGGGATAGATCCGTCGTTCAGGGAAGGCGGGTTTGCTTTGTGCGCGTTAAGCCTGTTTGCAGGGAAAATCACGGTATCTTTTCGCCGTTTCGCCAAGTATATCGACTTTATCGAGTATATGATCGAAGAAAAAGCGAGCCGCGCGCAGCACGTAGAGATAGCCACGGTTTATTGCATCGAAGATTCGTCGATGCAAAACTGCACCTTCGATAAATCAGGGAACCAAGCCGTTGCGGCCCGCAAAAGCCGCAACGTAGGAATGAACCAAGCAGCTTCCAAGCTGTGCGGGGATATTATAGAAAGGTTTGCACCCGACGCGACGCTCATAAGGCTTTCGCCACTCCGAAAGGGGCAAAAAATGACCGCCGAGGAATTTGGGCTTCATGTAAAGATAAACGGATTCCATTGCACATTCATAAAAGCCAACAAATCACCTAATCAGGATCAACGCGATGCCTATAAACTCGCATTTCACGCTAAAAGCAGAATCAAATGAAATACTACTATGTTAAAACAAGGGGCTACAAAAGCGGCAAGCCCGAAAACCGCACTTGGGCAGTATATGCCAGCGGTTACGACCATGCAGCATTGGCGGCACAGCACGAGGCCGAAGCGGATGCGGGAAAAGACGTAAGGGTTGTTTCGGTTGCCGAAACACTTATCAGCGAGTATCATGTCCATTTGCACGGATTAATCGACCATAATTTCTTTGTGGCGAAAATCAAAGGCACAGAAAAAGACTTTGAGGCGCTTATCGACGCGGACACGCTGCCGAACGCCTACCAAGCGCTCAAAGTTGCGGGAACGCACATGGACGATGTGATTGGCTTAAATTACAAACCGATTACCGGATATATCAACGCCTTTGAAACCGCCGATGCGGTCAGGCGGTGGCTGGAGCAGAAACAACGCGACGCTGCGATGGAAAGAAAAATCGCGAGGGGGTTATTTCCGGATACACTAGACGACGCGCTAACCGACGAAGTATTAAACGAAGCAGCAAAACAGTTAAGCCGCGACGGTACTGAAATAAAAATAACAAGAATGAAGTTCAACTAAAGCAAAAAGCCGCCACGAACCCCGTAGCGGCTTTTTTTATTTCTTTTTTTCCAGCACCTCGACGCGCCGGCTTAACTGCCATATCTTAGCGTCAAGGATTGAATCTTGCAAGGAAAGCTGTTTGAACCCTTGCCTATACACCAGATCGTCCGCAAACCTGATCACGTTGTACCGCCTGACATCCAGCGCGAGCGTATCCATTTGCAGCGACATCCTTCCGAATGCGCTTCTTGCCCCGTTCGCTTCGCCTATCATCACGCCAAAGAATAAGGCGGAAAGCAAGAAGCAGGTCAGAAAAAACACCATCCTATATACGCGCAACGTGGTTTCGATTCTCCCAAGCAGGCCGATTTTATTGCGCTGCCCATCCGTTACATATACGATTTTTCCATTCAGCATATTGTTAGAAGTTTCGTTTTACCGCGCTTGTAACGCGGGATTCAAACTTGATCACATAAGACGTATCCTTTCCGCCAAGGTGTTTCGGCTCTACCGATACAGCATATAGCTCCAGCGGGATATACGGGTACGGTCCGCCCGCGCTGTAATCGGTGAGCACGATGCGGTTTCCGAGCACGGCGTTGTAGTTGATCACGTCGGCTATCTCTTGCGGTAAGGGTAAGGTTTCGAGTTCATATTCCGTGCGCACCGAATCTTGTATCTGCGTTTTTCGGTACGCGGAATCTACGTAAGAATCAGCTTCGATTATCGGTGTCTTTTTCCCGAGCCGTCCCGGTATGCGGAGCGACGAATACCAGCCGCCGCCGATCGGCGCGAGCGTCGTGAAATCGAAAGCCGAGCCGATGATGTTTCCTTGTTGCCACCATTCTATTTTCACCGTGCCGTCGGCTACTACATCGTCGTAAGGCGAGCATCGGAAACGGCGCGATTCAATCGTGGACGGAACGCCCTGCAATACCTGTACCGCCTTCACGGTGTATGTGCCGAATCCGAAAGCATCCGCCACCAGCTTCCAATCCGCGAGCCAAGCCGTATAGTCGGGTTGTTGCGGGAACGCTCCAAATGGATAGTATTGGCCCCAAGTAGATGTGTTCACATCGGCTACTTTTGTGCCCGCCTTCCATAACTCCAGCGCCACGGTATCGCCGGGCGCATACCTGCGGAACAGGAAACTTGTCTTGTCGTTTTTCCAAGCATCTGCCCCCGCATCGGAAAACGCATATTCCGTATATGCGCAATCGCAGAAATTACAGAGCAGCGAAGCCCCGGGCAGCGTAACCGCTCCGGGGTCTGTTTGCGGGATAAGGACTGCCCCCGTGGTTTTGGTTGCGGTTCCTGACATTGGTTAGTGGACTACTTTCAATAAATCGCCTGTGCGATAAATTTGGCCGGCCACGAGGCCGGCGGTTATCGCTGCCGCGTTGTCGGCGTGTTCGGGCACAGGATCGGCAATCATTAGATTTTTAACTACTACAACATTGCTTAATCCTGCAATATTAATATTATCGCTTAACCGCAAACCGATCCCTATCACATAATCGCCTTGCGTAATCGTGCCTTCGTAGCCCAAAATATGCCCGCAATAAGTCGTAGCCGCCCCGGTGCTGCTGCTAAAGGAGGCGATGATTCTAGGGCCTATGCCTCTTGCTATGTTGTTGTTTCCTGTAACAGTTGCCCCGAATGCTCCTTCTAGCGTATTGCTTGAGCCTGTTATCGTGTGAGAATTACCGCCATCTATTGAGTTATCGCTTCCGATGACGATGCTGTTTTGTGCCGCGTCTGCTGCGAACCGGTTTCCGAATCCAGAAATTACCGCTCCCGACGAATTTCCTGAAATGCTGTTTACAAAAGCGAAAATAGTCGTGGTGATTGTTGTTCCCGTCCATAGCGCCCCAAGGTTTGTTGTTTTGCCTGGATCCGTTGTAATGTTCCAGTGCGAGTATAGCTGCGCTTCCTGATCAGTGTTTACACCGACGCTTAATTCGTACCAATCCCCTGCATCTTGTATATACGCCACCCCGGATACATTTAGGCCGTTGTACGAAGTATCAAGATACGTAGTGTCTGCGTTTCCTGCGATAATGTCGCTTCCGTTTGTGAACGTGCCGTCGGCGCTCACCCCGGCTATGCCTATATTTTGTATTACAGGCGGATTTTGGGCGGCAAAAGAAGCCGCCTGTATCAGCGTATCTTGCAAGATAGCGCCCGTAATATCTTGATTTGTGTTTTCATACACCGTATCGGTGATGAGTTTTATCAATTCGCCTTGAGTATTTGCCATAATCAGAAAAATGAAATATTGAAAGATTGATTAAACGATTTCGGCACAAAAACGGAAGCCGCCTCGCCCCGCGCCGAAAGGTTGAATTTTTGCCCCTCCGAAAACCCGGAAGGGTTGATTAAACACTCCGCGATCAGCTTGCCCGCGTCGATTGAAAGCGCCAAAAACCCGCTCCCGTCGATGGAATATAGCCGTCCGTCGATATTGGGCCGCAAGCTGGAATATTCCGAAATACCGCTACCGGTATCATTGAAATCCTCGATGCGCAATACTATCCATGCCGTCTCGGCAATATCTGAAAAAGGCGCGGCTTTGGAAAATTCTGCCCTAAAAACGGTAGGTAAGCCAGCCAATATATTGCCGCCAATGTCTGCGAGCGTGTCAGGGTTGCGGGTTTTGATTTCGCAATACCATGCCCCGGTATCATAATCGTTTACGGTAATCGTATCGGAAACGCCCTCCGAAACGCCCGCCGTCGTGGTGCCTAGGTTGTTGTTTCCGCGAACGCTCGCTTCCGCAATCATGCGTATTTCGTAGCCGTTTTGGAGCGAATACCTGCTTGCTTTTTCGTTTAGGCCGCTGTTCGGCTCGCCCGCATCGAAAAACACGGTATCGGCGCCGGGGAGAAGGATCCATTCCTGCCAAGATATTTTTTGGCCAATCGTGCAAAGATATTCTTGCAGATCTACAACAAGCGCGCCCGTTTCTATTTTAGCGCACCGAAAAGCGTCACCGTCAGGCAGCGAATAGGGGCGCTGCTGCGATATATTGATCTGTTGTACGCCGCCCGAAACAATCGCACCGGCTGTATTGAAAATGTAGTTATCAAGTTCGAAATAAGAACCGTCGGCCACCTTGTACGCGACAAGCTTAACAGCGAAACTCGATAAGAAAGCCGCGCGCGACAAATCCAGCGCAAACGGTATCCGTGCCACTATGCCGTCTTCATTCCAAGTTTCGATGGTTTCTGTACCGCTTACGAAGTTGCTTCCGTGGCCGAAAAAGGTTATCGGGTCGGCGTATTGGCACAGCAGCGGGATAATGTTTACGTCGGTGTACCGCCGAACATCGACGATTAGGTTCATGCGGTCGCTTTCATTCGCCGCCATCGCTGTATCGCCGACAATCACGGCAAGCATATACGCGCCGCCCTCCGCTTTTTGGGCTTCGGTGAGCGTATATTCAATATCGACAAAAAGGATAAGCTCGCCGCCTCCGCCTATCGAGCTATCAAGCAGCTTGATTATGCCTGTTCCGACAGTCGCTCCAGTTCCTTCGTCGTGAAAAAGCGAATCATACAGGAAATTTTCTTGTACCGTCGTTTCCGTTCCTTGGAACTCTCCTAGCGAACGAGGGATGTACGTAACCATTACGCCTGCGCGCTGCCCTGCCGCGAAAGGAGCGGATGTTTTTTCGATTGTTATCGTAACGGTTGTTTTTTCTGAAACGATAAGCGAAGGCTGCGGGTCGGCAGTGTCGGTATCTACATAGGAAATAGAAACTGCTTTATAATCAGATGCCACGAAAGACGTATCGTACCAAAGCGTCGAACCCGGAATATCGTCGATGGAAACTGGATAATATGCGGCTGCAGTGACGGATTTTTTAAACTTTCCCACATACGAGTAGCGCATATTTTCTGAATATGCGACCGGCGGCACGCGAGCCAACGACAGCGCCACGGCTGTGTTCGTGAACGGGGCCATGATGAACTCTTGCTCTACCCTGAACGATTGCTCGTACAGGGTTTCTGAAACATACGCCACCGTAGCCGCGCCTGTAACCCAATCCGAAACAATGCCCGACTGGATAAGCGGAACGGCGGCAGTGCTGCGAGCCATACCTAAGCCGATGCCGCCCGCCGTGTACATCATCGGGCTTCCGCTTACCTTGCTTACGTTCGAGTATGATTCGGATGTGCCGGGAAAACCAAAGCCCCACTCCAGCGCGGTAAGCGGCCAAGATGCGGCCAAGGCTTTTATGCCTGAATCCGTCGCGCTTCCCGCTACCAATACGCCTGAATCTACCGCGAAATCGAGCCTGTTCCCGGATGCGGATATTGCGGTTATGGTCCCCGAAAAAACAAGCACGGGAACAGTGGAGTAATCGTCGAAATAATCGAAAGATTGCCCGACGGCAAACCCGTCCGCAAGAAAGCTCCCGAACTGCCGCTGTATTCGCCCCGTTCCTATTGTCGGCTCTGAAACGCTCCAAAAGTTCACGATGTCGCTCGACGAATCCCATCCGATTGATATATCGAAAACCGCTTTGAGTTGCTCTCCTGCGACCGCGACAAGGTTGCTGGTGTAATTTCCTGTATTGAGGGAAAAATCCGAACCGTTGCCGATCTGGTTAAAGAACTTTTGCGATATGCCTGTATTGATCCCCATCTAGGTAGCGGATATGATTTTGTTCATGTGGCCGATAAACTCGCTCATCGACATTTCTTGTTTCACTACTTTCCCGAAAGCCCCGGCAACTAGCGAACGCTGCGGCTCGGGAAGGTTCGTGATCATGGCTTGCGCCGATTGTGTTTTCGCTTCCGCGTCGGCTTTCAATGCCTCGGCGTGTTTCAAAAAGCTGTGTAATCCGTCCATACTATTCAGGCTCGATAAATGTTTCTTTTAAATTGGCGGTGTATCGTTTCCGTATCCAGTACGAAACAACGGCGTAATCTGCCGCCAGTTTCCAAGATACGGACGTAACCTTGGCTTGTCCTTTAGTTGTTGCAATATACGAGTTTTCGGATAAAGCAACGAAACCCTCCAAGCCGAAAGGGATGCGGGCGTTTTCATATACGTATTTTTGTCCGTAGCCGTCGCCGGCCACAAACGACTTTTCGATATGGTATTTCTCCCAAAGCGATTTTGCAGAAAACAGATTGCGGGCATTTGCGGGCATAGAATCGCCTTGAAACCACAGCAGCTTCGGTTTTGAGTGGTTGTTGTCGCTTACTTTCAAGATATTGACGGATGCGGCGATACGGTTGGCGAAGTTTGAACCGCCACCGAAAACACCCGTAAGCGCGTCGATGGCCACCGCAAAACCTTTCAATACTTTCTCCAGCGCCGTCAGTTCGTCTTTTCTGTTACCTAAACAGACAGGAAACCGTATCTCTTCAAGCCCCCTGATCGATACCGATTTTTTGTCGTTTTCGGTTATCGGCGTGGTGATTATCTCGTAGTTGGTGCCCGCGAAATTATCGATCGTCCATGTATCCGTGATGTCGGTTTCGAAGGCAATGATGCGGCTTGCGAACATTTCGGAAGTATTGAAAGATTCCGAGCCGGCCAATACGTCGGGCAGCGTATAGCTTGCACTGCGAACCCAAAACGCGCTATTTCGGGAACGCAACTGTAATGTGCCGCCAAGCACCGCGAATTTAGCGTTGAATAGGTTTTTGCACAGCGCGAATATTTCCGCGACCGTGTAACCGTAATCCCCGCTATTCGGAATACCTTTTTGGATGCGGCCCGGAATACCCAAGAAACCTGCCGCATCCGGCTTATCCACTGCGATGTTTGAGGGGAGATATATAAGATGATCCAAATCTTCGATGTCGGTTTCAAAACCGTAGCCCGCATAAGCCGCAGCAGACGCGATCAGCTTCTTGAGCGGAATACCTTTGTGCGTCCGCCCGATCGGAATGAACGCATTGATTATCTCTTGCCCGATTTTTAGCAAGGCCGACAGCAAGGCAACCGCATAAACTATATCTATCGCGACAACTGCAACCGCATAGACAGCCGCGCCTATGCTGCCGGTTGCCCCGGCTACCAATATAGCACTTGCCGTGGCGATGTCCTTAGATGTTTTTTCTACCTGTTCAGCAAGCGTCTTGGATAACAAGAAAACCATTATAGCTGTCGTAGCCAGCTCGACGGATTCGATCGGTTTCATTACCACATACCGTACATCTTGAAAGTCGGTATCAACGATAAAGCCCTGTTCATACAGATACGCGTATGTAACCGCCGCCAGCCTGTCTTCGATGCTTCCCGTGCCGTCCTTTTTCTTGATCCCGCAATCAAGCCGCCCGCGCTCGGGAAAGTCTATCATTTCGGTAAGGTCTAAATATCCATCAAACACCGAAACCGTGCCCGCATCAGCCGACGCTTCGATGCGGAACGCTGGCCCTTCGAACACGCCGGGGCCGCCGAGCATACCGTCCGCTACCCAGCTCTTCACGATTGCTCTGGCTTCGTTCACGAACGTAAAGCGGTCGATTGACATGTTCGCCTGTACCGCATCATCTTTGAATGATGCCGATATTTCTATGTCGTCCCACTCGGTAGGGGCGGGGATCAGCGAGCCGCCTAGGTAAAATTTCAGTGTGGCGCTTTTCATTTATTGTTTTTTTAGTATGTTTGCGCGGGCTGATTCCGAGCGCTCCTATTAACCCGCCCGTTAAAAAGTATGCGCTCGTTTTGACGAAACCCGTTAGGCCGCTTTAGTGGCCTTTTTTTATGCCCTTTTTTATGCCCTATAAAAGCCCAGGCTTGCGCCTTGTTCTTTCGATGCGGCCTTGCTTTTCAACGATGTCTATAATAGCTTTCTGCGTAGCGTCGTAATCGCGGCCAAGGTACGCTGGCTTGTCGGCCACTATCTTCTGCAACACTTTCAATTCACGCTCCACGCCACCGCCCCCGCTTTCGGATGCGGCAAGGCTTCCTGTCCTATGCGCCAACGCCAATGCAGCAAGCTCGTTGTTTTGCATCGGGCCTATCATGGCGTTTTGAGCACCCGACATTACCCGCTCCGAGCCGTCCACGCGGACTATATACCCGTCCTTGCCCGCGACATCTGGAAGCCCGAGCGACTTTTCTATGTTTTCGGTGCCCGTGAAAAAGCCCGGCAACGATTCCACGAAAAGCTGCAACGCCGCTATTTCGGCGATGGTGGAAGCCAAGGCGTTAGGCTCTCCAGCAGCCTTTTTCGTGTTATATGTTTCGATTGCGGCAAGCCCAAGCTCGAGCCGTTTCTGGTTTCGGATAGCTTTTGCCCGCGACTGCTCCAGTTCGGCTTGTTTTTTCTGTTCCGTGGCAAGGTTTTGATCCGCATCCTCCGCCCCCTTGGCGGCAAGTTCCCGAAGCACGTCTTGGCGCTTTTCGGATGCCGATATTTCCTTATCAATCGCCGCAAGACGTTTTTCTGACGCTTTTTCGATAAGGTTTCCGATAAGCTGCAAGGATAGCTTGACGGCTTCTTGCTGTTTTGCCCGTTGCGTTTTCTCTTTTTCCGCCCGTGCTTGGTTTTGCTCCAATAGCTTATCGTTGAGCGACTTGTTAAGCTCCAATATTTCGGTGCTGCCTTCTTGGGCAATGCCGATACGGATGCGAAGGTTGGCAATGTCGTTCTCCAGCCGCCTTGCTTCCAGATCGGCAAGCACCTTGGAAGCCTTCGCGGAATCCTTGGACAATTCTAGCAGCGCCTCTTCTTGCAAGATGATGTCCGAGTTGGTTTCGGCAGCTTTGCGGGAAACTTCTTGCAGGTCGGATTGAGCGGTTGCAAGGTCTTGAGTAGCTTGGGCGCGTTCCTGTATTACCTCCCTAAGCCTGTTTTGGCGTATCTCGTCAAGCCCGAGCGACTTGATGCGGGCATTGAGTTTCACGGTGTCGGTTTCTGAAAGAAGGTCGTCGATGCTTGCGGAAACACCCAATACTTCGGCCTGTTTTCGGAACGCGGCCTCGATGTCGATGCTTGCTTCTTGGATAGCTGCCACGCGGGCCGCGATGCTGTTCCGTTCGTCGCCGGCAATCTGTTCGTTTACCGTTTTTCGTTTATCGGCAATATCAATCAACTGGTCTAAATCCAGCTCCATGTTGTCGCGCTCGATCTGCCGAAGCCGTGCGTTGCCTTCTTGGATAGCCGCAGCCTGTTCCGCTTCTTTCTCCAGCAGCGCCACGCGGGATTCGGATAGTTCCGTTTGCGCCTCGATGCTGCCCTTGTTTACCTGTGCGTTTAGCGTCGCAAGTTCTTTGCGTTTTTGCAGCACCTTTATCTCGGCTGCGATGATTTCGTTGGTTTTTTGGATCAGCAAAACCGTTGCCTCGGCTTGCTTTTCCAATGAAATAGTATCGTCGTCGGATGCGATTTGCAGTAGTTCCTGCTCCTTCCGCATGGATGCCACGGATTCGTTTAGGCGGTTTATCTGTTTTTGGTAGGCCAATGTTTTATCGATCAACTTGTCGTTTTTGCCTATCAAATCTTCTATTTCTTGCCCGACACCCGAAAAAGCCTTCCCTAAAACCTCGATTGGCGATGCCGCAGCCGCCGACTTTTTGGCGAGCGCGTCGATGGATGCCTGTATTTTTTCGGCTTCTTTCGCGGAGCCGCCCAATATTTCGGGAAGCTGCGCCATTTTGAGTTGGATTTTAAGCACAAAAGAATCAAAGCTGTCGCCTAAGCCCGAAAACAAGCCCGTGAAGGCTTCTTGCAATTCGGGCAACGCTTTTATCGCGCGGGCTATCAATGTCGATAAGGTTACGGTTATGCGGCCTATCGCCTTGCTCATTATCCCCGCGCCTTCGCTGTTCTGCGAAAACAAGGACGCTATCTGCACGAGCAGCCCGATAACCGCCGTGTTGGCCAATAGTTTCATGGAACCGCTTAGCCTGTCCACGGCGATACGGTAATTGCCTACGCTCCTTTGGTTTTGGCCAACGGATTCATCAATATCTTTGAGTTGCTTATCCAGCTTTTGGATAGCCGCGAGCAGGTCTTTTGCCTCTTCGGTGTTTTCCTTGTTTTGCACCGCCAAGTCCTTGTATTCGTTTCTAAGCCTGTTCAGTCGCGCCGATTCCTTTTGGTACGCCGTCGATGCGGATGACGATTCCGCGACGGATTGTTTCAGCGCCGCCGTTTTGGCTTTGATTTGGGCAGCTACTTCCGCAGCCGCCTTTGCAGCGTCCGTATCCAAAAACGCCAGTTTCTCTTTTGCCTTAGCCTCGGCTTTTTGAGCGTCGGTAAGGCTCTTTGTTGCTTTCGCGTTCGCGTTTGTTTGTTTTTCGGCTGCGGCTGCAGCCTTGGTTTTTTCTATCTCCAGCTTAATCGTTGTTTCCGCAAGCCGTATGCGGGCAAGTTCCACCTTGTTCAGTTCCGCGACCGCTTTTTTCACGTCGCTAAACGCTTTTTCGGCTTCTTGGATGTCTTTGTAGCCCGCCAACGGGTTCGACTTGGACAGTTCAACCGAAACTTTCAATATATCTTTCAAGTCGGCTTCCAGCTTATCAAGCTGCGCCGACAATTCCTTGGCCGAATCCGTCGCGGGCTTAAATAGATCCTCGGCGGCTATGTCTTTATATTCTATGCGTTTTTCTGCCATGCCATTATTTTTTTATGCGAATATAACTATAAAACTCCGCCACCGAAACCTCGGCGGGGTTGATGCGGAAACCCATCGCCTTGGATACCGTTGCCGCCGCCGCCCAAATATCCGAGCCGCCGCCGTGTTCGGATGCGATAATCATTTCTATTTCCCGTTCCTTAACCTGGGCCATGGTGAAATTCCACTTGGGGCCGCCCGTGTATCCGATCGCCCAATGTTTCGCCGCTTCGAGTTTCAACCTAGGGATGCGGGCGTAATCTTCAAGATAGCCGAAACGTGTCAAGAAAGAATCAAAAATCCTTGCCCAATCGCTTTCCCCGCAACCTTTCCCGATCAGTTCCCATTTTCCCGTCGCGGCTATTTCGTGGAATACGGAAACGGGCATATCTTCGATGCCGGTGTATCTTTTGGGTTTTAGCATAAAACTAGCTGTCTGCGATGGTTGTCAATCCGTTTCATTGCCGCATCGAAATAATCTTTATCAAGTTCGCACGCGGTCAAATCAAAGCCCAAATCGTGGGCAGCGATTGCGATTGAGCCGCTGCCTAGATGCGTATCCAAAAGTTTATCGCCGGGCTTTGCGTACTTGCTTAGTAGCCATTTATACAGGGCTACGGGTTTTTGGGTAGGGTGGATGCGGTTCTTTTGAAATGGGTTTTTATCATATTTTTTATTAGTAGATACAAAAGAAGTCCATGCCATTTCAAATTGCGAAAACGAAACATCTTCGCTAAAACCTTTATCCCAAAGAATCCAACAAGGGGAAGGTTTTAAAAATTCCGTCATATACTGCCCCCCCCATATAATTTGATTTTTTGAAACACGAAAAAGCTCTTTAAAAAAAACGGTACTAGGTATTTCAGAATCGCCACCAGCGAATTTATGGTAATTGCTTTTTTTATCGCCTTTCCTTCTTCCCATCGAAATATTAATATTTATTCCATACGGCGGATCCACAATAGCCAATTCAAAGTATTTATCCGGATACCTAGCCATGAGTGCCATGTTATCCTCGTTCGTTATCTCTATCATTTCCCGTGTATTTTCTCTAGTATCATTTTCCTGACCTCGGGAATAAGGTTTTCGAACAGCTCCAGCTTGGAAGCGTCCGTAAGCCCCAACAATTCGCTCCCCCAACGAAGCTGCAAATCTACGCCGCCTTTTTCGGAATCCGCCGTGATAGTGATTGAATCATGGCTGGCGATCAAATCGAAGGAACGGTAAAAATCGCCCGTATCTTTCAACGTAACGTGATCGGCCACCTGCCCTTTCGCGCGTTTCAACCTTACCGTATAAGCCGCATACGCGCCGCCTATGCTGGATAATTCCTTGTTTTTCGCGTCGATGCCCGCGAACAGCTGGCCTCCGGTGTTAAGGTCAAGAACCAGCCCCGCGATACCGGGATCGGAAAACAAGGCTTGCAGCATATTCGCTATGCTTGCAGCTTCTATGTTCCTTATCCGTCTTTTTATTGCATCAAACATATTCACGAGTCAAAAAAAACAGCGGCAACCAAGCCGGATGCCGCTGTAAAATTCAAATAAAACGTCCTTATAATCAAACCAAACCAAATGAAACTACGGGATAAGCACGGTAAACGTCGTAACCAAGAAGCTGTCCATTTGGCCGCGAACCGTCAATGTTTCGCCGCTGCCTTGGGCTGCGTAGTTGATTGTGTACGTGCCGGCAGGGCTTTCAAGAAGCGACGTGATCGCCACGGTGGCGGCATCATCTTCGTTGTACAGCGAAAAGTCGCCCAAAACAAAGCCTTCCACTTTTATCGGAGCGCCGAAAGGGCCGTATTGCAAGTTTAGCTTTACGGTGAAGCTTGTCGTTGAAATCGACGTGGTGGTACCGATCACGTCGAGCATCCCTTCGAGCGCGTTCAAGTCCACATCGGCTTCGGTATCGGCGATGCGCAGGTTTTCGTCGCGTTCCAATACCGAAATATCGAACTTGACCTGCACCTTGGGGCGCAGCGCGTCGGTAGCCTTTACGAGTGTAGCATCGAAGCTGCCCGTGCTGATCATTATTGGATAAAGCTGCGTTCCGTCGCTGGATATGCTGCCTACCAATTTCCCGCAAGCATCGACGAAATATACACCCATCTTTTCGCAAGCGAAACCTTGCAGCTTGCTCAAGAAAACAGGCCCCATATCGATCATCACGCCCATAAAAGAACGGATGCCTTCGCGCACCTTGGCGTTGCTGCCGTCGGTGTAGGTTTCGAACACCGTTTCGGCGCGGGTGTCTTCCACGTTTTTCACCTCGGGCGTAGGATACCAGCGCGCGGACGGGTCTTGGGCGCGGGTCAGCGCCTCGAAAAAGGCGGCATCCAGCGTATCGGAAACATCGACGCTGTTGCGGTTGCCGGCATCGTCCACCATGCGAACGAAAATCAACTTTTTTGTTACGGCGGCAATCCCTTGCTTAGAGGGCGTGCCGGTATTGCTCAAGGAGTAGTCGCACAGACAGCTCATATATTTTATCGGTTAAGAGTTCAACAACATTTCGGGCTACAATCCCTTATAGGGAAACTTGCCCGCATTTCTATGCCTGTCAATCTTTCATTGAACAGGCTGTTTACGTGGCCCTTGTCGGTTTGATACACGCCAAATTTTACGTGCGTTATCAGGTCGATTTCGGCCAATTTCCCGAAGCTGCGATACTTTCGGGCTTGGGTAATGAAAGCGTCCGCGAGCGAACGAAGCCCCTGCACCGCTTTTGCGTAGTGATCGTCGGTTGTCCATTTCGCGTAATCGGCCACGTCAAGAAAGAACAGGCGCAGATCGGCCACGGATACGTAAGCGGAATCTTCACCCTGCACGGTTTCGCGGATAATCTCAAGAAGGTAGATCATCGGAACTTTGTCCGCATCCCTTAACCTTGAAATTTCCGCTCCCGTCGCAGTCGGCGTGCCGTGGAAATAATGCGGCGCCGGCATTGAAAAAAGGGCAGGGGCTTCCGTATAGCCGGCCACGGTTACGGTTCCCGTTTCGCGGTCGGTTTCCATGATTGTATATTCGATGCCATCAAGCAAGCATGCAAGCCCGGGACGCGCATGGAACATATCGCAAACCGTGATGGTCGTGGTTTCGGGAACGATCGTCGAGCCTACCGAAAAGCTGTTTGAAAAGCTGTTTGAAAAGCTGCCCGGCAGCATCGCGGGAACGGAAAAAGAAAGCACTTTGCTCTCAAGTTTCAATCCTGCAACGAAACCGCCCATCACGTCCACTACCAGCTTGCTCATGCGAAAACCCTCCCTTGTTGCGTGGTTGGTATATTGTATTTCCTGAACGGATACCATACCGCTTTTGTGGCCGAAACGATTGTATATGCAACCTCTATCCAAGCATCTTGGGCGATCGCCGCGACTATGTACGCCGCGCTATCCACAATCAATTCATCGCCAACGGCAAGGTATTTCGTCGATGCAACCGCTATCCGAGTAACGCCCGGTACGGGATAGGAAACCGAAACAACGTCTTGGGTGATTGTTTCGTTGTCGCGGAAAAACCGCATCAGATCACACAATACTTGGGCAGCGATGTTCCACCGGCTGTTCGCCATCGCGGAAACGTCGCCGCGCGTTGTCGGTACGCTGTTTTCGTTGGCGTTTTGCACAATGCCTGTACTTGTAGAAACATTGGCCGCATCCCGCTGCCAGCCCCAATATAGGCGATCTATGCAGATTGCCCGAAGCCCATCATGCCAGTCAAGAAGTTCGCCGTCCTGCCATTCGCATCCCGCGAAAACATCCGCCCATTTTTCAGGGAGCGGATTGGTTGCAGCGATTTCAGCATAGGCCCGCTGGCCAAGGATTTCCCGCACGTGTTTCGGGTACCACTCATCGACGAAAGCCGCGAAATCGGGGAGGGCGTAAGTGTCCACCCCGATTTTCGCGGAACCTTTGAAATCTTCGATCGTGATTGCGGGCAGCATCTACGCTACGAGTTTAGCTTTTTTAGCATCTACCAAGGTTTTTGCAAGGCTATGCCCTACCCAATCCTTTGCGCCTTTTTTCGCGTGCCCGCCTTTCACATCGGCGATGTATTCGATTTGCACGAGCTGCTGGTGCTTGTGTTTCGCTTTGTTCTTGATTTCGTTAAGTAACATACTTTTTACTGTTTACAAGTGAGTAGGATTAACAATAGGCGGAAAAGCCTACCGCTATCAAGGCGTTTCGAGCGCTGCTTTTGCGGCTGCGAACGTTCCGGAAACGAAAGCCGGCGTGTCGTTGCCTTTGATAAGCATTAGCCCTCTCCATTCGCCAAGGATTGTTACCAAGTTCTTGGTGAAATCGTCGTTGCTGTAGCCGATGCTTATCGTCATATTTTCGCGAACCACGGCCTTAGCTTTGCTGCCGTCAAAAATCAAGAACGTACCTACTGGAACGCCGTTGTTTTCGACTACGGGGATAGCGTTGAATCTGCGTCCGTCAGGCGATACAAAAGGAAACGTGATATAGTGCCCGTCCGTGCCCTTGGTAAGCTGCATCCCGACCATGTCGGTAGGATTCAAAAAGATAGTGGACGGCATAAAGTTAGCCGTAACTATTTGATTGTATGCCACCAAAAGAACGTCGTAGTTGTTCGCGGCCTCAATAGTTCCTGCAAAAGAACCTGCGGCAAAAGCGGTAGACTGCGTGATCATGCCGTTTAGGTTTGCCCCGATATTGTCGCCTGAAAGCATCTGTGAATCCACGTCAAGCCCAAGCCTCTCCATGAGTTCGGTGTCGATTTCGGAACGCATGAAGTCAATGTCATCGAGCATTTCCTTAGATACTTTCACGAACGCCGTGCGTTTCTTGACGTTTTCGGTAACAACAAGCAAATCAAAGTCGATTTGATTTTTGGTCGCGCCTTCGTCTGTACCGGCAGGGGAACCGTCGGGGTTTGTTTGCTCGACCCAGCTCACCGCGTTGCTCGTGGTTGTGCCTTGGTTGATGTAATCAGCAACAAAAGCCCTACGACGCGCGATTCGGTTAAGTCCAGGCTCCCTTTGCGATTGAGGAACTTCGCCGGTGGCGTTGCCAGTAATCGTCATTGTGCCGGCCGCTTTCACGTCAATAACCACGCGCTTTGTTTCGCCGTCTTTGATAGATTTGAGATCCGCTGCTTTTTCGGAAAGCATCTCTCTCAAGCTTTTCTCTTTAGCTGCGCCGCCGTTGCCTGATAGCCTAACGATTTCGATGCCTTGCGCTTTCAACGCTTCATTCAGCGCGTCGATTTGCTTTGTTTGCGCTCCCATGATTTCGGCCTTTGCCGCGTCGATGTCGGCCTTGGATGCTTTTGCATTGATAAGCGCGTCGATCGTTGCCCGATCGGCAGCGCTTTTTTCTTTGAAGTACGCCCCGAGCGCGGCTGCATCCATCGCGGCCAATTCGGTGCTTGTTTTTTCTACGAACATATTATTTTGCGAAAAAATTGTAAAAAAATTTCTGTGCAGCAAAAGGCTGCGGTTGCGGCTCAACCGGAACAGTTGCGGGTGCTTTTTGGTGCGGCCCGTCCGTTTCCGCGAGTGCTTGGTATCGTTGAGCGAGCGTTTTAACCCGCATTTCTAATTCTTGCAATCGGCTATCCGTGCCTTTCCCGTTGCGTATCGCCTTCGCAATCGCTTCGGTTTCTTGGGCAAGTTTTTCCAGCGCGGCCTGTTTTGCGGCGCCCGAATCCATGCCTTTGGCGACTTGCAAAACAGGCGTAAACTGGTTGCTGCCGAATGTTACGGCACTGCCTTCCCAGAGCTTCACCTCCGAAATTGCCCAGTACATACCGTCAGCGGTTTCGATTGCTTTCATTTTATCAGGAACGTAAGAAAAACCGATTGAGTGTTCGCGTATAATACCATCTTGATAATCCAAGAGAGCGTCGTCGCCCTTGGATGATCTGCCAAGCTGCGCGACAAACAAAAGCCCATAATCATCCTCCGAAAGCTCCAGCATCTTGCCGATTTGATCCTCCCATTCGTGGTTTCGAAGGAAAGCTATTTTCCTGTTAGAAGAAGATAGCGGGCCGTTTTCGGTGATGCTTTTCTTGAACGCCCCCGGCATTATCATGTCGTTGTCGCTGTCTATGATACCGAAAGCGGAAAGGTAGCCTTTCACGGTGCGGCTTCCCGCATCCATGTCGGCTACTTTCAGCTCCATCGTTTTTGCTCCGTATATAGGTAGTTTTTTCATTTTTTCGTGTTTTGCGCCAATTCCGGATAAAGCATCATCCTTGCTTCTTCGGGTGTGATTATTCCTGCCGTAACCTCTGCAAGCAGTTTTGTGGATTTAATCGCTTCGCTTTCGCGCAATATAGCGACTTGGGAGTAATCTGCAACTATCAACGCGCTTTCCAGCCCAAAGTTGCGGCCAACGAATCGGGAAAGGCTGCGGTTGATTTTGTCCAGCATCGGCATAACCACGCTGGTGTACATGGATTTTTCCGCATCGCTGCGGTTTGCGTATGTTTTGTTTGCCGGGTCGTTGAATAGCGAACTATCAAGCCCAAACAAACTGCATATAGTCCGTAGCTTATCCACGCCGCCCTCAATAGACTGCATTTCTACGCTTGTCATTCCCATCGACAAGTATTTCATGCTTGCGTTCGTAACATATACCTTCCCAAAACGGTGCGCGCCAGCCGTCCTGTCTTGCCACTCTTGCTGGAGTTTTTCCTGCTCCTTTGGCATCATCGGCATATTGCTGTCGGAGTTGCTCAAGATGCCAGAAATACCCCTGTTTTTGTGAAGGCTTGCCGATGCTTCGAAAATATTGTTGCTTGCTTCGTAAGCCGGTTGCCCCGCCTGCAACGGCGACAATCCCCAGTTTGTGCGGTCGATGATGTTTGGAAACTTGATATGCAACACCTGATCGGCAGGGATAACATCGGATGTGCCGGCGTAGCGGTAGCTTTTCGGCTTCCCCCAAAGCGTCCCGTCCACGGTTTCTATCGTGACGTATTGCGGCAGCAACACAGACAATTCCCCGTACCGCGAAAAGCCCGCAGGCGTTACGGCGCGAACGAATGTATTGCCCGTTGCCAGCAGCGAAGTAACGATTTCGTAGTAGAAATCATCGCACGTTTGCCGGCTGTTCGGTTTTTCCAGTAGCCGCAAAAATTCCTGCCACAGTGCGCCGTCGGGCTGTTTTTTCGTCTTTTCGTCAAAAACAGAAAAAGATAACTGACTGGAAACGTCGGCTATCTTGTCGATGCACATGAAAACAAACGGGTTCATGTAGCCGTTTTGAACGAACTCTTCAAGCGAATAGCCGCCGTAAGAATACGCTCCGATATTTCCCTCCTGCCAAAAATATGGCACCGGGACGCGGCCTTCGCCGCCTGTTAGCTTAAACAAACTACTTATCCATTTCATGTCCTATATTTTGTAACGGCATAACGCACCGCGTCGATGCCGTGATTGTTTTTGTCAATCGGAATCTGCTTGCTATGCGAATCCCTTAACCACTCCCCGTTCCTTCCTTTTGCGTAGCGGTAGCCTTTAAACTCCTTGCGCAACTCTTCGGAATCGGAATGGATATGTATTACCATCCCCCTTAATTTTTGTATCCCAAAGATGACACTGTCAGGCCCCTTGGTTGCAGGTATCGCGTTTATGCCCGCAAGCCGCAATTCTTGGATAGATTTCATTTCTGAACTATCCCAAACCTGTACCTCGTCCGCATAAGTAGCCGCCAATATAGCGATTTCTTGGTTCACAAGCCCGACGGCCCTGAAAATCTCGCGGCAATAGATATTCCTGCCGTCGATTTTCACCTGCACAAGCACCGTAGGATCATCCGTGAACCCGAAATCGCCGCCAAAAACCTGCAAATCGTACCCTTCCGGCTCTTGTGTGTACGTATGGATGACCGGAAAAATCGCCGCCTCGTCCACTGCGCGCTCCCCGAGGCCGTACACGCTCCACTTGAACGGATCCGCCGTGCCGTTGGCGATGTTTTCCGCAGTCGGCTCGTAGCTGCGGATTTTCCTTACCGATGCGGCCGGCGCGAATGGGTTGTCGGTAATCGTGGATTTGAAAAAAGCCACATCCGGCCTTCGGGCCACATCGTATATCCAGCTATCCGTCGCGCTCGGGTTGTAATCGCACACCCAAAACCGCGATGTCCGCTGCTCCAGCTGATCGAAGGTGTCTTTGCTTACGTTCATGGCTTCGTTTATCCAGAAAATATCTTGCGTAAGGCCGTGAAGCAACAAAATATCATCGTTCAAGCCTACGCCCCTGATCAGGGACCCCGTGCTGAACTGCGCGGTAAGGTAGTAATTCGATACGCTTGCAGGCGCTCCCATCTTGATGCCTACATTCCGCAAGTCCATCCACAGCGTTTTCTTTAATGTCACGGCAGTGTCGCGGCCTGCGGTGATCACAAGCCCGTTATTCCTTGCCGCCTCAATGAAAAGCCACTGGAGTATGGCCCAGGTTTTTCCCGAGCGCGAGCCGCCTTCGAGAAGGATCCCCGACTTACCCGATTGGTAGGCTTTTTCTATCTCCCGAAAGTTCGCCGTCGATTGTATCCGCATTGTTTGCCGTGATTATTTCCACTTGATAAGTCCGATCGGTTTCCGCGACGATACCCGGCTTGTCTGTTTCCCCAAGCATCTGCTTGGAAAGCCATATCATCATGGTCGGGTTCTTGTCCTTGGTAGCGAGTTCGTACCGAGCAACCCGCAAAGAATTCATGCCTACCGCCCTTTTTTGCGCCCGATAAACGGAAAAATCGGTTTTTTGCTCCTTTTTGCACCGATCGTACAAGGTTTCGGGGTGTATCCCTAGCGCCGCCGCTACATCCGTACCATCCGCTCCGGCCTCCAGCCATTCGGATACTTTTTCCCAGTCTATTGCTACCATGCCGTATTACTGATTTTCAGACCATATAGCGGATGCGAAAGGTGTCATCCCGCCTGTTCGCGGAATAATAGAAATCACGAAAACATCGGAAACACCCGCGATGCTGTGCCCGATATTGATGTTGCTAGGGAACAGCGTGGCGGTATTGGCTATTTCGGTCGCGGTGCCGGCGTGCAAGACATCGCCGCCGGCTATCGTGGTGTTGTTTGCTCCGATAAAGTATTCGACGGCGCTGTTCGATACCGACGTATATGCGGGAGCGTTGGCGATTGTCGGGTTTCTGACAAGCCGGTAATGGAATGTTTCGGCAGCGCTTACCGCGATGTCCATCTCGGACACTCGCACCTCGACAGAAAGGAATCCAACCTTCTTTCGGAACGCCATCAAAGCGTATTCTGTGCCCGCCGATCCGTAATTTATGCCGCCAGGGTGTATCTCCGCGCGCGAAGTCCCCTCTATGCTTCCGTCGCCGATTGTGTAAACAGCCGCGCACACTTGATTGAGCGTACCTGCTCCGCCTACCGAGCGTATTTCGTACCGTACAGGCTGGTTAGGACGCAAAATAAACGGGTTAGTGATTATATTGGACAGCTGTATTTCGGCTACCCTAAAGATGTGCGACCCGATCATGAGCGAAAACTGGATTGCGGTACCGCCAAGGTATAGGTATCGAATCGTCACTACTTGGTGCTTCGACCAGTCCACCGTTACGCCGTATGGGGTTAAGTTCGTCAATTCCGTCCGCGTTACCGTGCCCGCATTCGCATAGCAAGCATAGTACTTGTTCAGCACCCCGTCGCTTTCGATATATACGCCGTCGTATGTAGCGTAAGGAGCGACTATTCCGCCGTTAAACAAGCCTATCCGCTTATATACGTTGGCTTGGTTTTGGAAATTGCTCATTGTAAACTCCACGCAGTGCGTAGTTGCCGCCGTATAAGCTGGCCGCATAAACGTCTGCGCAATCGCGTAATCGGTGCCGGACGTTACCGTCATCGCCGTATTGCAAAGCGTGGCACTGTATGCTTGCGCCCCAGCCCCGCCGTTGGCACGGTCATAGAATAGCGGCAGGTTGTCATGGGTTTGTTTCAGCGACAGGCGTATATTGGTATTCGCTGTCGAGATTTGTGCGTTGAGCGTAAGGTAATCTTCGTCGATGCTTACCCTTTGTGCATCATGGATACCGTCCGTTATAACTGTATTGGTTAAAAGCAGCGTGTTTGCCGCCGTATTGCCCGTATTCGTGGCTATCGTCGTGGCCTTGGTGTCGATTGATGCCGCGCTTACCGCCGTGGCCGAGGTTGAAGTCGCGGTGTTGCCCGTGTTTGTAGCCACGGTAGTAGTTTTACCGTCGATTGAGGCTGTACTGGTGGCCGTGTTTTCTGTATTGGTTTCGATTGCAGCCAAATCACCGCCACCGCCACCGCCACCGCCAACAGGAATGAAATAATACCCGCCTGCCGCGAGCGCATCGCAATACTCGACGATGTTCGATGTTCCGAACGGGTTGGATATGTCATCGAAAGCAATAAGCTGGTTTTGCCCCCGATCGATGTCTATAATCCTCATCGTATCCGTCGTAGGGTTCGCCTCGATGATCGCAAGCGGGAAATGATAGACGAATATCCCGTTCCGCTCCTTCTTGGATACCGTGTTTATTATTGTTATTTCGTTAGCCATAATAGTTTTTTTTCTGCAATAACGCAAAAAAAGCCCGATCGGACGGATCGGGCTTGAAAATTAATCGGTGCAAAACCCGGCTTGGCAACCGCTGCCGCCACCGAAGCCGAAGTCGGCCTGTATGCCTATCCTTTGGGCTTCAAAAAGCGATTGTTCTTTTTTGAACCGCTGGTCGGCGCAAACCTCCTGCACGCCTGCCCACCGCATTATATTCGGCGCGTCTTCAAAATTTTTTGCGTGCTGAGCCGCGTTTTTCCAAAAGCAAAACTGGCAGTTCGAGTCATCGGCAAAAACGATGTTTTGGCGTTTCCAATACTGCTGCACTTGGTAGTGGCCTATGCGGTTTTCGATTAGCGGATATTCAAGCTCCCGCCAATTTTCAAAGGTTTCCCAACGTGTTCGGGTTATCCCGCTGTCGTATATCTGCGAACAGCTGGCGTATTTGTAGTGCTGCTCCACGCTTTGCCGTTCCGCCCTTTCCATTTCGTCGTACCTGAACCCTATGCGCATCCTAGCGGGCAATATGCCGCGCAAAAACAGATATTTGAAGATAGGCTCGATTTTCAAAACGGACGTGCAAAAACGGGTCTGCTGGTTCGGCAAATATTTCTTTTTCGCTATCATGGCTTCCCAACTATCCCCCCTTACCCAAACTATTTCCCGCCCTATATGCTGTTCCAAATCCAGCACCGTGCGCAAGATGCTAGGGTGTTCGCTGGTAGCCCGGAACTCCCCGAATCCGGGGCTGTTCTTTTCCAAGCGTTCCGATACCGCGCGACGGATTGCGGGGTCTATCCCTTTGCCCGCGTTGTGATCGTCGATGCAACAAAGGGCGAATATTTCAATGTCGGCAGGGTAATTCGCGGCAAGGTAGCTGCTCGTTTTGCCACCGCTAAGGCTGTTTATAGTCTTCATTGTTTGGCCTCCTTTTGTGTTTAAAGCGTTAAAAATTTGCCCCACTGCTCGGCCATGGCCTCCGCGATACCTGAAAACGTGATGCTCCTTTCTTTGGATTTCCCTGAACCAAGCCAGTGGATCCGCGTCCGTTCTTTCAACGGCAACGTCATCATGTGTTTGCGGACGTTTTTCGTCGGCACGATCAAAGGCAGGTTTTTCAACCATAGGCAGGTCTTTTTCTGTTCCGGGTGGCCGAATTGCCAGGGGTGTATTATCTGGTCGGGTTTCCTATATTTTGTGCTCATCACGCATATAGGATTTTCTATCGCTATCATCCCGATCGGGGCGTTCGCGATAGCCATGAAAAACGCAGCCCCTTCTTCTTGCAGCGAATAAGGCTTTACGCCCTCTTTGAACCAGCGCGCGCCGCTTACCGCCAGGTGCGTACATGGTGGAAAAGCAATCATCACATCCCAGGCATACGACGGATTATAGGCAATTTCCAGGGCATCGCCTTGTATGTGCCATTCCGGCCGGCCTCCCGAACACGGCAAAATATCGCAGGAATAAGCCTCGAAGCCCTTTGCCCGGAACGCTTTGCATACCGTTTGGGATTCTTCGCACGCGATTAATATGCGGAAATTTTGCCCGTTGCGGGGCGTGGGGGCGGTGCTAAATAGGTTCATCATCCCCTAAACGATTTCAGCCCACCATCCATCTCCAGCACGTTGCACATCTCGCGCAACCTATCAACGATATGCGGGCTGTACGCTTCCGCGATAGCGTCTAGGGAAAGGTTCGTGGTGAAGTGCGTTTTACCGATTTTGCCGCTACGCATCAAATCGTAGCGGGCAGCGATTATATCGGCCACGGCTTCGATTTTGTTGCCGAAGTTGCTTGTGATCTGGCCTTCGCGGCCCAAGTCGTCAAATACTACATTGCGGACGGTTTCGTACTTTTCGATTTCGCCGTAGCCGGCCTTGCTAGCCGATTTCTTGAGCGTTAAACACGATACGACCGTAGCCCGCAACGCGTCGTGTTTCTTGCACATCTCGAAGGCCGTGGTTTTTCCGATACCCACGCCGCCCGTGATCATCAGCCCTTTTTTGGGGTCGTATCCAAAGCGGGCGCAAAGTTCATCATCCGAATAATCCACCGCCGCGATGCGGTAGATGACGGCTTTCGCGGCATCCCATCCGAAACCTAGCTGTTCGTATTCCGTTTTCACGGCGGCTATGCGGTCGGACATTGCAGGGCGGGCGAGCTGGTGAGCCATCGCTGCCGCGTTGCGCGATTTTTCCCAGTAAGCCTGTTCTTTTTCGGCCTGCGCGGCTTTTTCGGCTTCCGTCAATACGACGGCGTTTTTTATGGGGCCTAGCTTGGCCTCTATTTCGGCCTCGGAATATCCGGAAGCCTTCATAAATTCCCTTATCCTGATACTCATTCCAATTCGGT